CTGGTTTAAACCAAGTAGGAGTCATTGTTTGATTGCTTACTACGTCAGGCACACCATCAGGACCATCTAGATCCATTGTGATCTGCATGTCAGCACCATCTTCAAACCATCTACTACCATCTGACTTGGTTCTGGTGTCATACCATGTCTCCCAAGGATAGTTTTTAACTGTCACTGTAGTAGGAGTCATCTTACCACTGGTATCAGTCATATTATATTGTGGTTCATCATAAAAATCGATCCAAGGATCTTTTCTTGAATCGGCAAATTGCACATAGGGTGTTAGGTTAAACGTAGCACCCTGACACTGGACACCACCACCATAGGTGTTGGTTATGTATGGACCTTGTAAAACTTGTATTGCCTGGTTGGTTACTGAGCCAGAACTATTAGCGATAGGGTTCGCTGTTGCTGATACACCACCCACCTCTGCTTTTGCAGGTAAAGTTTGCACACTGAGAAGTGCTGCAATTACTGGGTAAACGTACTTGTTGTGTCGGTCACGCTTTTTACGGTGGTGACTCTCTGTATTAGGGTCTGGTTGGTGACCCCTGGTCCTTGATAACTCTGTACGAATTGAAACGCCTCCCCTGGAGTTGATATTGTGAAGTTCGGACTGCTTCCGAAGTCCAAGTTGTCGAAGGATGAAGTCACTGTACCTGTTATGGCTGCTTCTCCTGATCCTACGGACGGTGCTACCGTCACTGTTGATGTATTCACGTTGGGGTTTAGTGCTTCTCCATTGTTTGAAATGCCTACCCCACTCACTGTGTATTCCCATCCTGTCCTCATGTCAATCGAATTTATGGTCTCCGTAATCGTACTTTCAGTCTCGGTATGACTGGTCATACTTCCCTGCTGAAAATTTGGTACCACTGGGACTGCATTTACAGCAGTCCCACCGAAACTAAGCAGTAGTAGTACTAAAACTCGTTTCATTATATATTACTCCTAGCGTATGGTGACCTCTGTGACAAACTGTCCCGTGGCCGAGGTGCCAGCCCCACCAGCTGTTATCGTCATGGCACCAGCACTACTGATCGTTCCAGCCAAGGAACCAGCACTACCAGGAGCAGTCGATACTATATTGGAGTAACCTAATACATCTCCTACATCGGCAGCAGTAGTAACGATAGCGTCACCTACACTTACTGATTGGGTATAACTATATGCATTTCCTTGGGTTGTCTGTGCTGCATCAGGCAGAGTAACAGTTGCTACACCTGCATTACTTACAGCAGTGATACCACCCAGACTACTGGCTGCACTACCACCACTAGGTGTTACTGTTGTCGATACACCAGATCCACTGGTGCTATATGTATTCGCTGCTCTTGAAACTTGAGTATAACCCGCATCTACTTGAAGTTGTGTCGAGCTACTAAGTCTATGAGTCAGATCGGCACGTGCTGCTGTGCCACTCATCAAAATCATACCAAAAAGCAAGAATGCTTTTTTCATCCAATTATCCTAAGTAGAAGTACTTCTATTTAGACAAATAAGTATTGTAACAAATGTACTATTTCGGATACCCCTACTGGTAGTGGCCAAGTTATGTGGTATAAATAGATGTGGTTGCCTTCGGGGACCACAATTTAACACTCGCTTTTAAAGGAGGACTATTATGTCTAAGATACAGAGATACCGTGCAGCTGATTTACCTCAGTTGATGGATAAGATTTTTACTAACTCGTTAGGGTTGGATGATTACTTCGAGAGCTTCAATGCAATGGAAGCAAGTAACTATCCACCCTTTAATATTGTTCATATAAACAATCACGAGTCTAGATTAGAAGTAGCACTAGCAGGTTTCGCCAAGGAGGAAGTCAATGTCTACACAGAGTATGGAAAACTTCATATCGAAGGAACCAAATCTGAACCCGATGAGGAAGAGACGTTTATCCACAGGGGATTGGCTAAGCGAACTTTCAAGAGGTCGTGGACAATCGCAGAAGACACCCACGTCACAGACGTTACCTTCAACAACGGACTCCTCGTTGTCAAGTTAGGTAAGATAGTACCTGAGCATCATGCTCGTAAGGACTACCTAACATGAAGAAGGATCCAGGTGAGGTCATGATGCACCCCTTATGGGCAGGACCTGTGCTGATACTGGGTATGATGGTCATGATACAGACCCTTCATACCCTCACCCACTGGAGGATGGAGATAGATGCTGATGCATACTGTCGAAACAATGCTGAGTGGGTTGAGAAAAACACAGTGTCAGATGATTACTAACATATATAATATACAACTGAAGAGACCCCAAGGGTCTCTTTTTTATGGGCAAGACAATGCAAAAATGGTTAGGAATTAGTTTAGGTGCGGTATTTGGACTGTGCCATATAGGTATGATAGGGTTACTAGCAACTAGGCAATCCAATAAGGTACCATATATCAATCCTCCAGTAGGAGATTATACATCTTATGTTGTTTCAGCAGATGAGACTGGTTATAAGATCAGTTACACTGCTAACGATCCCAAGACAATGCACATCACTAAGGACATCAAAGAGAAGGGTGGTTTCTTAGGATTAGCAACAAATAAAACTCAAGTTGTTGAGGAGTATGTCATGGATGGTCAGACCAATCAGGGTGGACCTGTATCTAACAAGAGATCATGGCAAGATCCATCTACTATAGTTAAAGGTGGTGAAGTATCTGATAAGACTGTCGCCTGCATCGAAGCAGTTGGTGCTGCAAAAGGAACAGGTAGATTGGTTGGTACTAGTGTTGGTGCTAGTGCTGCCCCTGCTCTGTCTGGTATCCCCTTCATTGGTTGGGTAGCTGCAGGTTGGGTAGCAATGTTTGGCGGTGAGCAAGGTGCTAACATCGGTGGTAACATGGCAGAAGATCTAAACAAGAACTGCTAAATGGATGACTTCATAGGGGTGTTTCCTAACGCTTTCACAGATGATTTCTGTGGGAGGGTTATGGATCACTTTGATTATTGCAGGTCTAACACTACCTATGTCCGTCCTAGGACAGCAGAGGGAGTAGACCCACTAGATAAGAGTGACCATTCAATGTATCTAAATGACATTGATGAGATTAAGGAGTTGAGATTTCTCCATAGAGATTTCTCACAAGAATTCTTTGAGGGTAGTGGTAGATGTTTGCATCAATATTATAGTAAGTATTCAATACTTAATCGTATTAATACTGATCATGGACCTCGTAGTGGGGTGTTTGATCTTAAGATTCAGAAGACAGATCCAGGTGAGGGTTATCATCAGTGGCATTGTGAAAACTTTGATAGGCATTCACAGTCAAGTAGGTACCTTGCATACACAGTATACTTGAATACTGTAGAGGAAGGAGGGGAGACCGAGTTTCTATATCAGAAACGTCGTATCAAACCAGAGGCAGGTACTCTTGTTGTATTCCCATCAGGGTGGACACATGTCCACAGGGGTAACCCACCATTGTCAGGATCAAAATACATAATCACAACGTGGGAGGAATTTGTATGAACATGTATGTTAATATGTGCACAGGCACAGTACCAAAGAAGGACACCTTGACAATTGATATACCTCCAGAGTATACTGATGAGTTCAACCAGATGGTACACATCCTAGCTGAAGAAAAGAATATCACTGCTCGACGTGCATTCGTTGACCTAGTGAGAAACACATTTGATAACCTAATGGAGAGAGACTATGAGCGTAAAGGTCGTAAGAATGCAAAACGGAGAGGACGTAGTAGCTGACGTAAAGGAGATCCGTCCTGAGTCAGGTAAGTCTGCCATTGCATACGAATTCCTTGATGCTTTTGTTGTGCAGATCCTTAGATCAACTGAGGATATGTTTAATGAAGAGGTTGAGGTGCCTATGGATGAGTTGGGTGACATCAAATTGGAATTTTTTCCTTGGTCACCGTTGTCAACAGGCCGAAATATTGTTACACTGTATTCAGTAGTGGCGATTGCTGATCCACATTCCAATGTCGTAGAGGGATGGAAGACTGCTATAGAGAAATACAAAGCGTTAAAGAGAGACGAAGATGCTAAAGTTGATTATTCTGAAACACCACCCGACAACCTATTTGCTGGGTAAGATTACAGAGATGGATGAGGAGCCTAGTTTATTGATTGAGAATTGTTACAGCGTTACTCCAGAGGTCACCCTTCAGGAGTATCCTTTACACACCAGTCAGAGAGATTTGTTCTTGACATCTGACGATGTTATGACTATACTGGATCCATCCTTAGTGGTAACCAAGTTGTACGAAGAAGCAATTAGTGAGTAATTTCTATACGAATCTTACATTAATAGGGGATGATATTCTCTACCGTGGGTATGAGAATGGTGAACCTGTGCAGTATAGAGAAAAGTCACAAC